TGTTCTTTACCATCTTCTTCGATGTAGACTTCGTGGTCTAAATCGTGTTTAATTTCTGTCATGTTGTCTCCTTAAATGGTATTCTGCCAAAAGTATCACGAACCAAAGTTAGACTGGTGTAACAATCTCCTCTAGTTAACCTATGACATAGACTCGCTATCATATATATGCCACCAGTTTGCTTATTTGTTTCTTTATTATGATCTACAGTTAAAGTAGGAAAGTCGCAGTAAATAAGATCACCAGCTCGCAAACTAAAGTCTCCTGCAATCATAACATCAGTTTTGATTGTAAACAACTGGTCATATCTCATCATCCCCTGAACCATTGTATTAGCAGCATCATAATTAGGAAGTTCTGGTTTTTCCTTCCACTTCTCCAACTGTTCTTTAGGAGTCCTCCCAGCAGGAAGTGCCCCAACATCTAATACATGACTCATCAATCGTGAAGGACCTTCAGTAAATTCTTTCTTAATATTCTGTCCCAACTCCTGCTTACCTGCATTACTAACTTTATCTTTCTGATTATCATTAATATTATAATCTCTCACTTGATAACCCATACCATAATAATCAAAAAATATACTACGATTAGCATAGGTTCCTAAATTTAAATTTCTTTCCAAATCAATATACCTATTAATCTTAGCAGATATTATCTTCCCGGTATATCCAGGAGGAGGAGTATCGGGCTTTCCAGTAAGAATATATCTCTTAAGAGGCTTCCCTTCTAAAAGTTTATCTACTGCTTTAAATTTATATCCATCAAAAGTCTCAAAGAAAAGATATCCTGCAGCACCACCTATGGCAGGTTTACCATTTTTCATTAACTCCGGAATTGCTTTTGGTGCTAACCAACTACACACATGAAAAGGTTTCTTATCATTCCCAATAAAATTATAAGGAACTGCTGTTGTATCAGTATCAATATTTTTTTGTGTCTTGATAGTTTCTTTAAGAATTTTCGTCACATTTGTACTAATACGTCCCTCATATCTTTTAACAACTCTAGTTTGATTATTAGTCAAATATTCTCTAGGACAAAATTCTAATGTGTAAATATCTTTTTGTGTTCCAGGATCTATCCCACTTATTCTATTAACATATAAAGACTTATTACCTTTAAATACTAATTTATTTGGACTCTCTTGGTTGTCTTCAATATTTAAAAGGACTTTCTCTCCTCCACGAATAGGAAGAGAATCTAATACACCTCTTGGTCCAACCTTATCAGTATCAGTCATCCCTGTTTCCATTATATAAGCTTGTACTTCTATGCTTGGTTGAAAAACACTCTCATAATACTTAAGTTCCTGCACAACAGGAGAAAAATCAGGAGAATCACCTATTGTAAACTTGGTAATATCACCTGCTCTAGTATTAGTATCTGCTGTTCCGCTACTCATAATTCTTTAAGATGTTTGTAATTGATATTGATGTAAATTAGAAGCTGTTTGTAATGCTGAATTTTGTAAGGGAATAGGAAGAAGAACTACTTCACCTTCCCCGCCACCAGTTAATGATGGGGTAGGATTAGTTAAGATAATAGTATTACTAGAAGATGAAGTCTCATAAGATGTAAAACTATCCAATCCTTGAGAGAGTTTAAAGGTTCCTAAATGTTTAATCCTATCCTTTGCTTTCTGATTTGCATTAGCAGGTATTTCAAAATTCAATGTAAAATCTTTACTCGCTTCCTGAGGAGAAGAGAATTGTTTTTTAAGATATGCCTTTCCTTCTCTTTCTTGTAGAGCAAAATCAATCTGTTTTTGCCAATTTGTTCTCCAATCCTTTCCAACAAAAGATTTCATAGCATCAAATCTTGTAGCATGATGTTGAAATAATCCTCCAGAAGTTCCACCATCTCCTATTACACCTGGACGGAAACTAGACTCTGCTTGAATGTTAGCAAGCATCCCTCTTGCATGATTATCAGAAACTCCTTTGTTTATCAGATAATCATATACCTTCTTAGGACTAACAGTTTCTTCACTTCTAACCTCTGCTGGAGGTGGAGCATCATGGTGCATACTAGGCATTATATTTCCTTCCTCCATTATATCAGACTTTTCAACACCTCTCAATTTATCTATTATTCCTGTAAAACCTTTAAACAATTCTCCAATACCAGCCATCTTCTTACCAATCTCTTTTAAATTATCAGAAATAGGTTTTGTATCAGGCTCTTTAATCCCCATTAATCGTGCAGTCCAATCAACAGTAAATCTAGTAAACCATTTTAAGAAATTCCAAATAGTTGAAACAACAGGATCTAATTTAGTCCAAAGTTCTTTTATCCTTTCAATAGTCTTCTCATACCAAGCGACTATAGTATCCCATTGTTTAACAATATAAAGAACTAGTGATCCAAGTACTATATTGGTAAGAAACTTTCTAATACTATCCCAAGTACTCTTCATTCCAGAAGGAACTTTAGATCTTAAAGTATTAATAAACCTAGAGGTATTTTCAAGAATACTCTCTCTCATCCTTTTCTTTCTCTTATCTATCTGCTTCGCTTCATCTTTTACACTCTTTTGTTGAATTTTAGATGTATTTTTTATTGTGGAAGTTATACTAACAATTCTGCTATCAATACTATCCAATACTTTATCAATAGAAGAAACTCCAGTAGATTCAGTAGACAAACTTAAAGAAGGCACTAACTTCTGAGTGGGAATTACTTTAGTAATAGCTTGAATCTGAGGTCTACTCTTAACTATAGCACCTCCTTTAGACTCTTTCTTAGTAATAGCGGCGGCCATCTCCTTTCCAGATTTAGCCTTACGATTGTCTGCTCTCCTCTTAACTGCTCCTTGAACAGCACTTGTTGCTCCCTGTATAACAGATTCCCACGAGAATGCCATTAGTTATTACCTGCTCCTATGGTTATCTCATTACCAAGTCTACCACTACTAGAAGAGAAAGAAGGAGTCTCAGCACCACCTCCAACACCTGCTCCACCACCACCTGCACTTGTATCTCCACCCAAATTTATCAAATTATTACTACTATCTCCCTGTAAAGGTTGATTTATATTTGGAGAAGAAACATTCTTATCTCCCAAATTAGCAGAAGGAATAATACTATCTCCGGATGATATTCTACCTTCATAGTTCTGATAGATTCCGCTTGCCATTTCATTAATCTCTTTCTCTTTCTCTTTTCCTTCTTCCGTTAATCTTTTATTCCAAGGTAACCTCGCAAATCCTTCTGTATATTTCCATGTTCCACCTTCAGGACCTTCCCATAATGATTTACGAAGTTCTTTAATCTTCCGGTCTCTTTCCTTCTCAAGATCATTCATCCTCTTACTTTCTGCCTTAAAAGCATCTACAGCAGCTTTCTGTTCATCACTCAACTCGTCATAACTTTTACTTTCAACATATCCCCTCACCTTTCCACTAGGATCTTTCTTTTGTGTATGAACTGTATATCTTCCCATTCTTCTATCTAACCAACTTTGAGATACCCCAGATTCCCTCAATTTTGCTTCATTAAGTTTATCTCCTTCTGCAGATGCCTTACCACCTGCAAATCGTTCATGTATCCAATTAGCACCTTCCTTACCCTTTTTCCATAACCATTGACCTCCTTTTACTACTGCTATAACAGCAGCGGCTGCTAACATTGCCTTTAAAAGAAATGGTATAAGAGGTGCAAGTAATCCTATTCCACCAAGTAACATACTAGTAAAACCTGCTATTGTTGCAACAACAGGTAATGCAGCAATAGCTAATATACCACCAACAATCAATGGAAAATTATCAACAATCATATTTTTAAAATTTTCAATCGATTCAGCATTCTCAGGATTCTTTAACCAATCAACAACCTTAACAACTATAGATCCTGCTAAAATATTGCCAAAAAATGTCTTAATAGTATCAAAGAATCCAGTAAAAGGCTTCTTAAGAGCTGAACCTACCTTATTAGGTTGATCAGTTTCTCCTTTCTTTTTCTTTTCTAACTCTTTTTCTCTCTCTGCTTTATCTGCCTTTTGTTGAGTTTTTTTACTATCTTTCGCCGTTTTCTTATCAATCCTCAACTGATTCTTATCTACTTGCAACAAACTCTTCGCAGATTTAAGAATGTTATTTAATCCATCCCCCAACTTATCCATTATATTTCTTTCAGGATCTTTTGCAGAAGGTAATAGTGCCTGAGGTTGAACTTTCTGTACTGACTGTTTTCCTACTGCTCCAGGTACTGCCGTAGGTTTCGCATCTACTGACACTGTAGAAGGCTTACGATCTACAAATTTATTAACATTAATCTTTTTCGTCGTTAACTTCATCCCCTTACTAGGAGAATCCGCTTTTCTCTTATTCCTTACTCTTTTAATCTCTTTCTGTAAGATTGGAATTCTATTATCACTTACATTAGTAATAGTCAGTTGATTGGTAGCCTCCATCAAAGCACGAAGATAATCCTTATCATTATCAACGTCCATCAAATCTATATCAAGATCCGAAAGTATCTTTAAAAGTTGATTAGAAGCTGCTACGGCCATTAACTTGCTTGTTGCTGTTTAAGTTTTTCTTCTTCAAGATGTTGTTGAAGAAGAGATACATAAATGTCTCTTTCCCAAGGGATTAAGTTTTCAATCTCTGTTAAGCTATATTTATGATACTGCATCAAGGCAAAATTAATCTTATAGTAATTCTCTAGATCCATATGGACTAGAGCTATGCGAAAAAACTGGATAATCCCTCCAGTACGACAGTACTCTTCACTTTAGTTTTAGGATTAGTAATTTCTACCTCATGAGAAAGTTTAGGCATGGTAGAAAAGAAACCCTCAATCTCCTTAAATTGCTTACTATTCATTTGCTCTAAGAAATCAACAATCTCTTTCTTAGTGCAATCTGATGTAGACCAAACCTCTTCTTCATTATAAATTTTTTCAATACATGATGCAATCAATTCAAAGGATTCATCCATTCCAGGATCTCCTTCAAAATCAAAATTATTTTTAATAAATTCATTAAGAGATGGATACTTCATTTCCATCATCAAATTCTTATCTAATTTTATTTGATTAGTATGCCCCTCTGGTTTCTGTATTTTAATATCATCAATATCAATTGTTACAGGCACAGGAGTTACTCCATCATCAGGAGCAATAAGATTAAGTTCAACCTCCTCTCCCACTGACTTGCCACGAATGTTAAGGAACAAAAATTCAATATCAAAAGTAGGAAGATGTTCTACTTTAATACCTCGTGTTTGAATACAATTTTTTAATACAGCCTTAATCGCAGTAGATATTTCTTTGGTATCTTCACTCTCTAAAGCAAGAACTAAAAGTTTCTCTTCTTTAACTAAAAAAGGTCTATATTTAATCTTCTTTCCAGAAGATGGCAACTCAAGTTCATAAGTAGGAGTCGCAATGGTTGGTAAAGGCATAATATCTTATAAAAATTTCAGTATGGATATTTATTAGAAAAAATCAAAAGGATTAAGAGTAAAACCTGCACTTCTCCTCGTCTTCACATAACGCATAAAAGAGAAAGATGCACTACATCTTAGTGCTTGACTAGTTTCATATGAAATGGGAGTAGCAGTAATACTAATAGGAAAAGCACCAATAAATTGATAAGTCAAATATTTATCGGCTGCATCCTTTTCAAACTTGGTTATGTAAAGATTATCTGTCCGATATTCACTTGGATAATTCATTCTATAGTGACTATATCTACTTAAACTCTCCACCCCACCAGTCACATAATCTATCCATCCTTCTAAAAACTGAATAACATTATACTCCTTATCTACCATAAATGTAAAGTCAATTCTATCATCATATATCTTACGATAGGCCATTTTCTCAGTTACACCAGGATAATCTAAAACCTGGTCATGAGTTGCAAGAGATTGTCCTGGAAGATTAGTTTCACTACATAATAATTCAATATCTTCACCATCTCTACCATAACTTATGTCAGCTTCACGATATAGATATGAAGTTACGGAAGAAGGTGGTTGAAGTTTAACTTGATATACCGAAGTTTGAGCAATATTTAATATTCTACTCTTTATCGTAGAAGTATTAATCTTATTCGGACGTGGACCAGCCATCTATAAATAATTTTACTTTATATATTATGTATGGCCGAAAGTATAAAGAGTTTATATAAACCCACCAATCCTAAGAAATACACAGGCAATCCACGTAATATTATCTGTCGAAGTAGTTGGGAAAGAAGATTCTGTAATTGGTGCGATTTAAATGAAAGTATTATAGAGTGGGGAAGTGAAGAATTCTGGATCCCTTATAGAGGACCAGATGGAAAAATTCATCGATACTTTCCAGATTTTCTTATAAAAGTAAAAGAAAGTACTGGTCAGTTAAAAACATATGTCATTGAAGTTAAACCAAAAAAACAAACCCTAAAACCCAAACCTAGAAAAAAAGTGACTAAATCCTACCTCTATGAGTGTAAAACCTATGAGGTTAATCAAGCAAAATGGAAAGCAGCAAGAGAATGGTGTGCTGATAGAAAAGTTGAATTTAAAATCGTCACCGAAAAAGAATTAGGTATCAAATAGTGTCCCTAAGAACAGAAGAACTTCAAGAAAAAATAGAAGGAGTAAATGATCCAGAATCACTTATGCTGGAAATTATTAGTACCTTCCGTGAAACAGAAATTATTCCTGATGTAGGTAAATATTATACTTTTATATACATCCCCAAAACTAGAGACCTTAAATTTGATAACTTCCCTCTTATTGCCTGCATTGATGTCTTTCGTTGGGGATTTAGAGGAGTAAACTTCCACTGGAATGATTATAGAAACTATACTTGGCAAGAAGTAGCAGGAATGTTACATGTAATAGAAAATGATGAAATAGATTATATGCGTTCTATTCCTTATGCATATTTCTTAACCACTACTAAATAGATAACAAGGATTATACCATCTAATGGCAGCAACCAAAGAATATTCAGGAACAGACAAAAAATTTATGCTCCAGTATCCTGCTGGTCCTAAATCGCAAAAGCCTGCTGGATATATTTTTAAAGAAAGGTTTCAAGTTGACGTAAAAGTCATCACAGATCCTAGCAACTTTGGTCAATATCCAATTTCCACTCTATATCAAGGGTCAAGAAACATTGGAGAACTTGATGGAAGATATAATACGTTTGTATCTACTGGATTAGCAACCCGTTCTCAAAAGGAATTCTTTAGTAATCAAGGTAAACAATTAGTAAAAGATAAAGCAAAAAGAATAGTAAGAGATGCAACTGCCCTTGAGGAAGAAGCAGATGGATTAAGTCCTCAAGATGCACAATTAGCAGCTCAAGTATGGACAAATCAAGTATTCGCTACTACTAGCAATTATGATAGATTCGGATCTAGTACAGCAGTTATTGATGATACTAATAAAGATATAGGAGTTACCCCTCAATCAGAATCAGCACAACGACAATTTGATCCACCAATTAACAGACAATTTGCCTCATCCAGAGTTTCATCAGGAACTCTAAGATATCCAATTAACCAAGATACAGATGAATTCGACTATATTCAACTACAAGCAGTAAAATGGGAACCCTCTATATCAGGACTAGGAGGATCATCTAACACTTCCGGAGGAACTGGATCTGGAGCTTTAAAAGCAGATTGGAATCGACACAAATCTCCAGTCGGTCCTCGAATGTTTCTACCAATGACTCCAGATTCTCTAGCAGAATCAAATGCTGTTGATTGGGGAGAAGATAGATTAAACCCCCTTCAAATGGCAGGAGCAGGAGTAGCAGCAAGAGCAATTGAAGGTCTTGGAGGAGCTGAAAATATGGAAGGAGTTAAAAAGGAACTAAAAACAATGGGGACGGATATAGTGAATACCGCTCAAGGAATGTTGAGTGGTATTAATAAAAGTCATATTGCTGCTTATTTTGCTGGTAAAGCAGTAAATGCAAATATACTAGGACGAGCTGGTATTGCTATCAATCCCAACTTAGAAGTATTATTCAATGGTCCTCTGTTACGGACTTTTCAATATAACTTTAGATTCACTCCACGAGATGATGGAGAATCAAAAGCTATTAGATCTATTATTCAAAATATTAAAAAACGCATGGCACCAAAAAGACAAGATAACGGTCTATTCTTGGGTGTTCCAGAAGTTTTTCAAATTAAATATATCTTTAAAGGTGGTACAGATCATCCATTCTTAAATAAGATTAAGCCTTGTGCAATGAAGGGTTTTAATGTTAGTTATGCTCCTGATGGAAGTTATATGACTTATGGTGATGGTTCAATGACTTCATATACAATATCAATGTCACTAGCAGAACTAGAGCCTGTTTATGATCAAGATATTGAAACCGATGGCCCAACAATGGGATACTAAAAATGACTAAACCTTATTTTAGACAAGTTCCAAACTTCGACTATGTAGATAGATCTCCTGGAGAACGCACTATCTCCAGTTATAGAATGACAAAGAATCTCTTTAGAAGAGCTAAACTACGAGATGATATTTACTCCGATCTAAGTTTTTTCACCAAGTATCAAATAATTGGAGATGAACGACCAGATAATGTTGCTAGAACAGTTTATGGTGATGAAACTCTCGACTGGGTAATTCTACTATCAAATAATATTACCAATATCCAAACAGAATGGCCCTTAAGTGAATATTCCTACAATAACTACTTAATTGAGAAGTATCGAACTGAAGCAAAAATAAATGCAGTACATCATTATGAATGTACTGGTGTAAAAAATACTAACGGAGATGTTATTGCCGCTAAAGGATTAAAAGTTGCCGAAGATTTTTCCATTACCTACCTAGATCCTAGTTCAACTGTTGGTCTAGTAACAGCAACAGGCATTACCGAAGCAATAACTAATCTAGAATATGAAAATAAACTTCAAGAAGAGAGAAGAAACATCTACGTATTAAAGCCAAGATATTTAAATACTGTCTTCAATGACTTAGAAGATATAATGGAATATAAAAAAGGTTCCACTCAATATGTGAGTGAAACCGTAAAGAAAGGTGAAAAAATTAGACTTTATTCTGACTAATTACTCATTAGCAAGTTTCTGAAAATAACTTAGGGCATCATCTTCATCTGAACTAGCAGATGCTACTGGAGCTGGTGCTTTAGACTTGAAATCAGGTGTGAATGTTCCACGACCTTCACTCTCATCTTCCAGTTCCTCATCAAAACGACGAGTAATAGGTTTTGCACCTAAAACATAGTCAAGACGCTTCTTCAAGTCATCATAAGACTTAAACTGATCAGGAGCAGTTACAGCAGAAAGAGAATACTGTTTATTCCAGATTGCTTCAAGTGCATCCTCATCTTCAAGAAGAGGCGATACTGCATCGAACTCTGACTTGTCATAGTTCCAGTAACCATCCTTCTTAACGATCTTCAACTTGAAGTTTGCACCTTGCCAGAAGTCAAAAGGATTGATTGGAGTTTCATCCTCAAACTCTGGTTGCATTGCTTCCATAACCTTGTCAAAGATTTTCTTACCAAACTTGTAAAGAAATACACCACCCTCATTTTGAGGATTAGATTTATCCTGTACAACATAAATGTTTGCGTAATAAGAAAGCTTACGCTTCTGCTTACGAACGACATCCTTATCGGATTCATTACCACTATTCCAAAGTTCACGATTGTGCTCTGAAACAGGATCCTTACCACCAGTAGTAGTCAAGGAATTCTCAATATACCAACCACCAGGTCCTTGGAATGCATGAGAATACATCTTTGCCCAGGGAATATCTTCCCCTTCTGGTGCTGGTAAAAAACGGATAACAGCATAACCGTTACCTGCTTTATCCACCTCAGGTTTCCACAGACGCTCATCAGCACCTGCACCTGTTGTGTTCATCTTCTCTACTTCTTTGACTAACTTCTGGGTCAGTGAACCAAGAGAAGATTGTTTTTTAAGGTCTTTAAAAGACATTGGATTACCTCGGATTTTTTGAGATTTGGCTTGTGTGTACCTTGCATATTCTACA